TCAGCCTCCCGTCATCGTTGGCGCTTGATTGCGAAGCGTATCAATCACTTCGTCCGGGCTGTCGCCCGGGTCGATAAGGTCAAGCTTCTGCAGTGCGCGAATCATATCGCTGTCGCGCAGCGCACCGGACTGCCAGGCGTTGACGATCGCCGTCACCATGCCCGACTCGGCAATTTTCGCGATGAATTCCTGGTTGATCGTGTAGCTCGTCGAGTCGCCCTTGATGCCGAGATATTTCGCACACCAGCCAAGCGCCAGCGTGTAGGCTTCAGAAACGTTTGAAACACAGATACCGAGCACCGATGTTGATGATTTTTGCTCACCGCTCGCCTGGGTACCGTCACCATTACAGCGCGGGCATTCAGGGTTAGGCTCTCGGTTGTGGTCGTAGCCATAGCCGCCAACATCGACGGGCTCGCGCTTATCGCGTTCTGTAGCTTCCAACCGCTTCTCTTCGAACTCCATCATATCTCGCCACTGGTATTGATGGCCAAAGCCCCAGCAGTAGCGACATGCACCGCGGCGATACTGCGAAAGCTGGTTTGCATCGAAGGTAGCGAGCTGCCACATCTGCGCAAGGACTTCATCAGCACTTCCAAGCGTGCGCGCAATGGAGGCTTTCTGCTGTCGAGTAATAGCCTGCGCAACCTTAACATTTGATAACAGCCGACTTGATTGCTCCCGCGCGGTTTTCTTGCTGTACCCAGCTCGGATAGCAGCCCGAGTGGCGTTGTTGTCCTTCAGGTACTCCGCGACAAATAAGCGCTGCTGAGCAGTAAGTCCATCATCATCCACAAGCTCATCTGCGCTTTTATCTTTCTGCGCAGTGCGCACTTTTTTCTGCGCAGATTTTTGCGCGGTTTTCGCTGTAAGTTTTTTGATATATCGACGGGCGGTAGCGTAGTTCAGTCCCTGCGCCTCACACCATTCCTTCGGTGATACGCCGGTTGTGGCATGTTCGGACAGGAACCGTTGCTGAAGCTCGCCCCAGTCCGGTTTCGCCATTATTTTGTTCCTGCTGTTATAGCCATTAAAAAAAGCCACTCGAAGGTGGCCTTTGTGATGGCTTTAACAAAATCTCCCGAAGGCGGTTTTGTTAATCTTTACCGATTGCTGCTTGAATAGCGTCAGCAAGCGGTGCGATGTGTTTTGCAGCTAGCTCCAACTCATAATCCACATTTTTTGAATTGGTAGGCGTTGCAAGCGTTGCCTTGATGATCTCAAGTGCTGCATTTACAGCAATGATCCGTTTTTTGTTGTCATACCCAGTACCGGTTTGATGATAACCATCCAGCATTTTAATTCTCCATAAAAACCACTCTTAAATGGTGGCCATATGAATATTCAGATTAAATGAGGCAATTTCAAGCGCGACTTAATGATTCAGATCACGATAAACGCAATCATCTCAGTTGCGCTGCCTCAGTGCCGACAGTTGGTTGAAATTCAATTCCAGGCAGGCCTCGTAGGTCAGCGGGTCGAGGATTACTGGCTACGGCGTATCATTAGTCAGATTTGCAAGCAGAGTAAATGGTCGGATTATTTGTGTAACCCATAGCAGCCTTAGCCAGAGCGAAAAATTGTTTTAACCCGTCTCGGTCGCCATCGGCACAAAGTCGTTAATCAGCTCAGGCTGACGTCGTGACATCATGCCCGTGAAGGTTTCGCCGGTTTGAGTGGTTAGCGTGTTTTGGTAGATGTCGGACATTGTACAATGGATCTGTCGATTGTGCTGGCAAGCCTTAAATATTTTTCTGCTTCTTACTTTCATTTCGACAAATCCCCCCATGTCTTATCCGCTATCGCTTTGATAGCGGATAAAAATAAGGTCTAATCATGAAACCAAGAGAACACCTTGCACTTCATGGCAATATCAACCGCATAGTTGAAATGGATGCGGCTGGTATGGGTGCAAATGCTATTGCAGGTACATTCCAGGACAATAACATCGCCTTAAACGCTGACGATGTTCGCTTCGTTCTTAATCGAGTACCTGTTTTAAGCTCAAAAGCATTGCCAAAGTCCGCAGCAAAAGCGGCGATCGCAGGCACGAAAGCGTTTAATGGAGTTACTGAGTAATAAAAACCCGTGAGCTCAGCTTGCGGTTTTTTTCTTGCCATTACTTCATGCACTGCGTGCTGATGTAGTCCTGAAGATAGCCGACCTGCTTCGTCACTGTGAGGATTCGCTCTCTGAGGATGAAATAATCCCGTTCAGCGGAGTCAGTAAGTCGGGGGCTGGAAGCATCGCCCAGGCCGCCGGTGCCGGCCGTTCCGTTCGCGGGACATCTTGCGTTGACGTGCAGCCCACACTTGCCAGAGCTAACGCAACGCTGCAGATCTTCAAGCTGAGATTTTGCATCGGCTAATTCCTTCGTGTATTTAGCATCCAGTGCCGCTGCGTCACGCTGGCGGGTCTGCATGTCTTTGATGGTGGCGTTCGCCAGGCTGAGTTTCTCAGTAGCCTTATCGCGCTGGTCTTTGTAGGTGATGGCGTTGCCGCGGTAGTGGTTAATCGCCCATGCCATTGAAACCAGCAGACAGATAACTACAGCACAGATGATGGTTATTAATCGGCTCATTTCTGGCCCCACTCGCAGACCGCACGCTCAATCTCGCGCCGGGTGATCAACCCCTTCCACTGTTTCCCACCGGCATACGTCCATCTCTGCAGCTCTTTGCATGCTCCCGGAACGTCACCGGAGTTCAATTTTTTCAGCAGCGTGGAGCTGGCAAATGCGCCAGACCCGACGTTATAGGTGAAAGAGTAAAGTGCGGCGCGGGTAGACTTAGGAATGCGGACCTTAATTAGCGGGTCGATAGCTGAAGCCACCTTGCGCAGATCGGACTGCAGCAAAGCTTCACATTCTTTATCACTGTAGCGGTGGCCGCGGCGAACGTCAGCGCCGGTGTGACCGTCACATACAGTCCAGACACCAACGACATCCTGATAAGCGTAATATCGTCGCCCTTCCAGACCATCAGCATTGCCCAACATAACAGCAGCAATAGTGATTGCTCCGGATCCGCCTAATAATGCACCCACCAGCTTATTTCTGAGTGTCGTATTCATCTCGGCTCCTGCTGCGACGGTTGTCTTCACGAATCTTGAAATAGAGATTTGTCAGATACGTCAGTACGGCGACGATGATGCCCACCAGCACGCCGATAGCGTTCCACTGCTCGGGACTGTAGGCATTCAGCATGCCGTTTAGGATGCTACCGGCTGAAGCGCCATGTGCAGCACCGGTGGTTAGTTTGTCCATGCGATACATACTCTCACCTCGCTTTGAGCGGGTGCTGTGTGTTAAGTAGGGATGTTTGCCTGATAATTGGCATTAAATATCGCGGTGCGGATGCCGATAACTTATTTATCAACCACAGGAGTATGATTATGAATGAAGTAAATACAGCAATCGCTCACGGAAAAGAGAATAATGATGTAGCCATTGAGGCTGTCCTTATCGCTTTGATCACCGCTGTTGCTAGAAATGGCGAAAAAACTAGAATTCTCGGAGAAATTAACCAAATAGTTCAGGACAGACTTTCAGGTGATGAACTCAAAGGCGCTTTAAGCACGGCACAAGAAATCATTTCTGTAGCAACAAGAAAGCTATAAAAACAAAAAGCCCAAGGCATTAACCTTGGGCTTAAATTTTTGTGTGACTTCATCTCGAGGCGTCTTATGACGCCGTGTGCGATGTTTACTTATTTCCTCACCACTTCAACGAAGGCAATAACCCATCGTTAGAGCAAAATTACCACAGTTTAGGGAAAAGTAAATAGCTTACGATAAATTCACGCCCTACTTTGTTATTTGTTTCAGTTGCGCATCAGCCCACGCCTCTTCGATGTCAAACTTGGTGATAAGCTGATCGTAGAATGGCTTAACAGACTTCTTCCAGGTATCGAGGCTGATTACATCCGTTATCTGGCACACCGCGGCGTAAGCCTCAGTGGAAGGAATTCGTTCATACCCCCGCCCGCTGCAGCGCTTACAGTCAGCCAGAATCGGCACACCCTGCTGTTCAGTAAGAACCTGATTAACGGCTTTCCCGCGTCCATGGCAATCTCTACAGGCACAACTAACGACCTTCTTGCCCTTACACTGAGGGCAGAGAACGCGTGCAACCTCCCTGACCTGCCTGTGCACCTCATAGTCGGAAGGACGAATATCTTCGGCGCCCATGTGCAAAGACATCTTCACGAACTTCTTCTCTCTTGGCGGAGTGTGAGACTTCATGCTGAATACCTCAGCGTCAATGAACCCATTCCCATTGCAGCCATCGCACTGCTTCACACTGGCGGCGCTGCGGGAATAGTCTTCGAACGCGAAGGTGGCTAGCTGATGCATCACCAGTGGTTTAATCTCATCATCAAGCTTCCTTAGTGCCGCCACCCGATCGCACTTGGTCAGCGCATACTGGGCCAGCAACTCGATCGCCCTCTCCCGATCGTTGTTGCTGATACCCATCTTCCCGAGAAAAGCACTGTAGCCCATGGCGGCCCGTTCCTGCGTCATGCCCATAGCGGCCATGATATCCGTTCCGGTTAATGAGTCTGACGCCGTTGCACGCGGAGAGTCGCTAATCATTGTCGATTTGGCGAAGTGATATTTGAGTGTATTTTCGAGATTCATGCGGTCTCCAGATCGGTAATGGTGAGTTCTAATTTCCCGCCCTTAACGACAGGCATTTTCACAACGCGATAATCCACAACCTGGCAGTCATCCAGCCAGAATCCCGCCTTGGTTAAAGCGTCAAAAGCAGCCTTCTGCAGGTTATCCAGATCGCGGCGCCGGCGGTCGGGCATGTAACATTCAATTCGGATTTTGAGTGGTGCGGCCGTGCGGATATTAAGTCGAGCGTTACGGATTACACTGGCAACCGCATAGCGGTACGATACGCCATCAGCACTTATATGCGTTCTCCCGCGGTTGTGTCGATAATATCGGTTATTGCTCGGCGGCCAGGGCAAAGTGATTTGATATGTCTTCACATTCACCCCCACATCCGGTTTCGCCAGCGACTATCCGGGCGCGCTGGTGTGTTAGATGTCGGAAGGAATGCACTGACAGTCCAGGTAACGTAGTCCTGGTTTAGGCTGCGCTCAACTCGTACCCCGCGGGCCTTGTAACGCTTAACCAGTTCGTCGGCCTGTTCGGTGCTGCAATCAGTGTGGTGGAACCAGGTATATTTCATTCCCTCACCCCGCAAAACCAAGCAGCTGAGCGGCGACATTTTCGGCCTCATCACGACTGCGGAATGAACGGGACAGGACCCAGCGCCAGAGGACATCGAGCGCGGCTTTATAGAGCTGCTGGAACTCGAGTTCATCCATGTTGGCAAACGAGATGCTACGAGGATGCTTTTTAAGTGTTCCGTCAGGTAGCTGAATGGCATCAAAGTGACCTGCCTCAACAATCACCCATGAGCGGTAAGCATCGAAGGATTTGCAAAGGCTAATGCCATTAGTGACCCGGCGGTAAGCAACCTGCTCAAGATACTGCTCAGCAGCATCGATTAGCGCGCCTTCATTTCCGCCATAAGAAGCCAGGAACTTGGCGTAGCCGGTAATCAGCTTCCGCTCGTTACTCGATATAGCCCCGCCGGTTGGTTCCCAGTATTCAAAACCTAGATTAAGAAGCGCGAAAAAGCGCCGGTGAAATGCCGGGTTTCGTATCCGCCTGAACTCGGCAACAAGAACATCGCCGAGCCGGGTTTTTGATTGCAGGATATCGCTGGTCTCGGGCGTAGCCGGGATCAGTATTCCTGAGTGGTGTTTGATAAGTTGTAATTCTAGCGCCATGGTTCTCTCCGTGGCGCATCAGGTATAGGGTGTTCAGGCCTATGAAAGAATAATATCAGACGGTGGTGTAATTCGGTACCCAAGCCGTTTTGCAAATTGCATGAACCCGTTGAGAGTGAAGATTTCTTCCTCGTCGAGTAACGGTCGTAATGAAACTATTCCATTTACTCGATAAACCAGATATCTCCCTTCGACCGGGAAGCTATAGATAACTGCTCTATCGGCCCTTCTGACCACGTCGTACAATTGATCATCTGCATTAAAGGCATCTGCACTACACACTATTTCCCCCAGAGCGACTTATTGACGCGGTAAACAGTAATCGGGAACAGCCAGGGGAACGCAAACAGCGATACTCTTTGAAACTGCTCCAGTGAAAATCACGCGATTAATAAAACCACTCGTCCGCGCTTTCCCAGGTCTCCTGCACGATATGTTCGACCTCTTTCTTGTCGCCCCCGACTATAGTTAAATCATCATTACTGGCGCGGTTAATCGTTAGCTGGCAATTATTGAACTGCTTGCTAAGGCGATTTGAAATCTCAACCTTAAGCGCCGGTAGCGCGCCGCTGGAAAGTTTTTTCGTATAATCAATGGGTAATTCAACTTTCATTATTGCCCTCACTGCCATCACTGTATATATATACAGCACACCTATGTTTGAGATCGATCAACGGTTTAACAGCATGAAAAGTCAAAGAAACGGAAAGTAAAGAAATAAAAAAACCCGCCTTAGCGGGTATGTAACTTATTGAAATTATTATTGATGTTTTAGATCTTCGAGACGAGCAGATATTTTATTCAATTCAATGCCCAACTCCGCAACATCTGCTTGCTTATAGTGATCAAATTCTAGCCAGTAACGAGATTTTTCCCTACACACCATAGCAAGATCTCTATCATAAGGGCTGACTTTTGCAGAAGCATCAAACCAGAGATCATGTAATTTTTTTTCTTCACCTAAGTCGCGGTCAAATCCTTGCTCACGGCGGGTAGTGTACGCAATTGTTGCACCCACAGCGGGACTGAGGCCGTTTATTGCAGCAATTCGCTCATCTCTGGTTAAATCAACCAACGCTTTAATTTGCCGACCGAAAAACATTAATGTGGATATTGCAACAGACATGATTAATTTTCACCTTTTAAGTTGGTTGTAGGCACTATTTTATGAGGGGTTATTATACGAAAAACCCGCCGAAGCGGGTTTAATTATTAATGCTTAGTACGTACAGGGAAAGACCAGCACTTGTAGCCGTAAGCATGAGCATCTAGGATTTTTCTTTCACAATCTGGAGTTCCTGCTTTTGCGCGAGCTCGACGAAAACGACACTTAACCCAGCGAAAACCTGCCGGTAATGGTTTTGTTGTAATGTCTTTCAAAGCCATAAGACTATCTCTTCCCAGGCGAGCACTCCCCTGGAAACTTGATAAAAGTATGGGGATCCGCTACTGTACTGGTGTCTAGGCAGTACTGATTGTGGGTGCTCTGCATCCCCAATCCGGGCTCATCCTCGCCAAAGGATGGGCCCAAATTCTTTTTATTTCCGAACATATGCTTTCATAATGTATAAAATTCGTTCGGCCTCTTCAGCAGTTAGATCTGTCGGTAAACCTTGAACTGTGACCATAGCCCCTGTTTCAGGACGAAACACAATTGGCAGGTTGAAGGTTAACGCCTTTTCTCCATTCGCCTGTTTAGCCTTTTCAAGTTTCTGTTCCACAGCGTCGAAACCGCTGAGATTCCCCTCGGCATCAGCCTGGTTAACGATAGTCCCCACTCGTACATACTCCTCGAATTTATTAACCGCACTTTTAAATCGGCTACGATAGTTGTGTACTGTTGAATCACTGGGCTTGTTGATCTGAGTTTCAACATACCGAGTAATAAGTTCCTCAACATCCAAATCGCGTACGTCGTCGTCCTCGCTCCATTCGATTACAGAGAGCAAGAGTAACGCTGAATTCTTTAAATTCCGCGCGGTTGATTCGTTGATAAGACCAAGTTTCGGCAGCTTTATCAAGAAATCGAAGAATGCTTGAGTTGAATAGTTATTGTCCATAAGCATCTCACTTAAGTTCACCAATACCCTTAGTCTAGATTCAGAGGTTTCGCCGATCAATGTTTTTTTATCGATCGGTCAATCTTTTTTCATCCAGGATTGATTTCCCAAGGTCTCAGCATAGGATTCCACTGTATTCATGATTACTCAACACTATTCAAAATTTAAACAAAACCAATAAATACAACACCTTAAACAGATCTACCAATTGCACTTGTGTTTTCGTTCACTCGGCATGGCTACTGATATTAGATACAGCTCAAAGCGGGTTGAGTTGGTTTAAGTGACAATGAAGTAATGAGGCAGGCATCATACCTCCCCATGTGTTTACTGGATGTATCTCATGCAATAAGTCGTTCGGAACAGAGCTTTAGAAGATTCGCTCTCACAATAAATTCAGCAAATGGTGGCGGCACCACGTTCCCGCAACGTGCGACTTGCTTGTCTTTGACGTATTTTATGCCTCGAAAGTCCTAAATGATGATGTACCACTCAGGGAAGCCCTGCGCCCGGTATAGCTCATGTGGCTGCAGCATGCACATGCCAGTATCTACGATGCGGTACACCACGCTTTCGATAGTCACCTGCCCAGTGCTGTCCGGGCCGCTATATTCGCGCATGAACTCAAGCGCCAGTTGCACACGCTGCTCATCGTACCCGTCCACGGCAAGCAGGGTTTTCACTTCTCCTGCGTGCCCCCGCCTGCGGTAACTGTCGCCATTGGCTGGGGGTGCGCTGCCCTTCCTGGCAGGTCAAAAGTAGTTTCTCCAGATGAGATGTGATCGATGCGTGGCGATTGTTGAAGGACATTCTGTTGGCTAATTATCAACAGACTTTCAGAGAGAGTGAAAAGTTTGAATTACACGACTCAAAGGTCTTGGAAAAAGGGTGTTAACAGTTAAGGATGTTATATATGTGTTACACGCAACCTATAAAACAAACACCAGTAGTTGACGATTCTTACGCAGATTGCGCGATACCATGTTGCGCAATTCTGACCTTTCATTGAAGAAATCATCACTCGATCAAATTTTGAATTTTTTTTCTTAATTATTGACATGTCGTCCAGGCCTTACGGTACGAGGACTTAGCCTTTTTTACCCTTTCACAACCTCAATTTAACGTCAAAATCAACCCTTGTGCTGAAAAGAATACTTACTAGAATACTCACCATGTAGTGTAAGTTTTTGATTCAAGCACTACATATTGTATTCACGCTCAAATTATATGCATAAAAAAACCGGGCGCACATATGTGAACCCGGTCTATGAAGCACGACCACCATGAGTTTGCAGACTCATAACGATTGTTAGCCTCGACATCATTCTTGACGGTCTGATTGTGCCCGGCTTGGTTGGTTGTGTAAACCTTAAGTTAATACAGAAAAGGTATGACCAATGCTTATTCAGAAGAAACGTGTTAGAAACATTGATAACTACATTACTCCTTTTGATGGTAGAAGTGTTTTTATCGCTCATCCATTACCGAGTCAGCAAAAAAGTGAAGTGATCGGGTTCACCTCCAGTCAGTCACTTGGTGAGGAAGTTCTTCCTCACATCGTTGGAGCAATATCTCGATTTAATGCCAACGGCAAATCCGTGCCTGATAAAACACTTCCAAAAGAAACAGCTTATCGTCAAGTCTCATGGACGTGGAAGAAATGGGCCGGGAAAGGACAT